CACTGGCCGGATTTCGCCGGCCACTCCGGTAGATTAGAACTCGATCAGGTTTGCGCGGTCATGCTTCGAGCGCAGGAACTGCTTCGAACTGGCATCTACCGCCATGCCGGCGCAGTTCAGGGCGAAGGGTATGTCGTCATCCATGACGGAAAAGGAGGCAGCGCGCCCACCGCCACTGCTCGCGCCCGCTGGCTTCACGCCTGCCTTGAGCGGCTTGTCGGCAAGCTGGCCGATCACCTTTGCCAATTGTTCTGGCTGCGTCTTGCGGGTCAGCACTTCAGTTGCCATCAGCTCGGTGTCAGCCTGGAACACGGCAAACAGGCCCATGCGCCAGCCGCGCTCACCGGTCTTCTGGCCGTCCTTCATTTTTTCGTATTCCTCGCTGCGCAGCAGCAGGCCGATCTTCTTGCCCATCAGTTCAGCGAAGCACGTCGCTGCCATCACGACTTCAGCGCCGTTGTCCCACTTTTTCACGTTCTGGACGCTCTCGGTCAGCGTGCGCTGCTGGAGGCAGGCCATCATCGCGTTGACCAGGTTCAGGCCGGACAGCGCTTCGCCGTCCTTCTTCTGGGTCCAAACGTCGAAACGGCATTCGCGGCCAGCTTCATCCTTGAACGTGAAGCCGATGCCATCGGTGCTCGCCTTTGCGCTGACCAGCTTCTCGGCGCGCACAAATGTTCCGGTGTACTTGCCGGTCTCGTTGATGTAGGCGCCGATGACATCGGCCTTCTTCGCTGCTTCTGTGTTGAGGGTGTACATGGTTGTCCCTGGGTTAGGTGAGGTTGTAGTATTCAGTAATTGCTTCGTCGACCGCGAGTAAGTCGTTCTCGATATGGCCTTCTTCGAACAGGCCAAGGGGAGACTTGGTGGTGTCGCTGCCGCTGTTCTTGGTAGCAAACACGTATTGATCGTTAATCTTCATGGTGCGCAGCACGATGGTGACGAGCCCTTCCAGCACGATCTTTTCGTCCAGAAGCTTGCCGATGGTCTTGATCTTGGTTTTGCCGGCTTCGTCGGTCACGGTGTGGCTGAGGATGTACACGCGCTGGTGGTCGGCCAGAGCGCTGGCTTTCATCAGGATGTCCCAGGCGCTACGGGCAATCTCGTTGTACTTGGCGAATGCGCCGTTCCCAGTCTCGTTATCCGTAACCCGGCGCATGAACTCGTTGGCCAAGATGTACTGGAAGTCGTCGATCACGATGACCGGCTTATCTGTGCGATCCATCGCGGTGACGATCTTCGCGCTGTTGTCGCTCACGTACACGCTGCCGCCTTCGTTCTTGACGACAGGCTTCCACTCGGACGAGCGGAACGGCAGTGGCTTCTTGACGGCTTGAATCAGCAGCGTTTGTGCCGGGTCAAGGTTGCGTAGGCTGGTCGATTTTCCGGTGCCGGACTCGCCCATAATCAGGGTGGCTATGCTCATGGTTTTCTCTGGTTTCGCTTGGTGGTTAATGGTTGGTCAAAATGGGATCACGCCTGCTGCAATCTGTGCTTCGCGCTCCGTGCGCTCCTGCTCGGTGATGGTGGGCGCCCATACGCCTACGATCTTTGGCGGCTGCGCCCGGGCCCAGCGCGCCCGCTCGGACTCGCGGAACTGTTGCTGCGCCTCGTATGCTTGCAGCGTCTCGGCTGCATCTCGGTTGAATCGGCTGTTCATGGTCAAAATCCCCGTTGATAGATGCGAACCGCGCGGGCCAGAGCTTCGCGGCGCTTGAAGCCGACGCGGCAGCCGTGCTTGTACTGGGCAACGATGAAGCGAATCACGGCGTCACCCGCCCAGCCACGAGAGCCGCTACGGCTGCGCCAACACAGAAGGCAGCAATGCTCCAATCATGGTCGAGTGCCCATTCGACCCCGGCCATTGCGAAGCGGGCGATCACAATTTCACTCCGGCTGCGGCGAGAGCGGCGGTGATGGCCTGCCATGCTTTCGGCGTCATCGGAACCGATGTGCTGCAATCGTCGGCGCCGGGGTTGCGCTTCACGTCGTCGTCGAGCTCGCGGCGCAAGCGGGGCTGGATATCCCCGAACAGTTGTGACAGCGCCGCCACCAGTTGCTCGCGCACTGCATCCTGCTCGACTGGTGCAGCTTCGGTGTCGGGAGCGGTGGGGAGTGGCTGCCAGTGGGTGTATGGCGCCCTCTCCGATGGCCCGGTGCTGCCCTCGGGCTTGGCAACGCAGCAGTAGTGCTCGTAATGCTCGTTGTGGTTCAGCCACGATGCATGATCGTCGTCGTTCGGGTCGATGCAGTCGAAGCTGATACGCACGTCGCCGGGATGGTCGTAGCGCTGCGGTGGGGAATAGGTCAAGACCTGTACGCCCACTTGCGGCAGCCGCTCATCCACGCTGATCCACCCGCTCATCGGCGCGGCGGCTGGCTGGGATAGCGCGATATGAGCCAAGTCGAGCCAGTAATCACGCTCGTCTTTAGGAGTATTGCCGGACAGGGTGTGCGTGAAGTCAGTCGCGGTATCCCAGCTATCCCAGCCGGCATGGATTGCCATTGCGCGAGCGGCCTTATCAATCACATCATCCGGCACTGCTGCCGTGTTAGAGGCGGTCATTTGGCACCGCCCGTCGCTTTGGCCACGGCAGCATCACGGCGCTCGCGCCAATCGCCACCAATGGAATCCTGCGACTCGATGAGCAAAGCGAGCAACTCAGGGGCGGCGGCCAGCAGGGCGGCATTAGCTTCGGCCTGCGGCTGGTCGCACACATCGGCGATTGGCGCAACTGCACCGCCGACCACGCGCTCGATTGCGTAGGGAATGCGCGATACCCAATTCGCATCCTGGTCAAAGCCGCGATAAATCGCGCGCCACGGGCCTTTTGTATGCTTTGCTTCGCTCATTCTTCTTCTCCGATAGTTGTCTGGTCCGGCTTTGTCCATGTCCGGCATGGGCCTGTGCGCGTCAGGCTCGCGTGTGGTGGCGATACTGCTTAGCGGTTACGCGCTCTCACTACAGAGCAAGGGGCTGGTTCTCCAGCCGGTTCCCAAGTGCCTTTTCGTCTTGGCGGTTCGTCGACTACCCGCTCAGTACCGTTCGGGGACTTATTGCACACGGACTTTGCATCGTGACGCGACACGCCGCCCTTGCTCTGTAGTGCCTGTCTTTCCAGGCGCCATCCGGTCTTTGTGCAGTACCAGAACTCTGCTTCCCACACATGGACCGCCTCGGATTCGAACCGAGCCAGTGATCGGATTTGTCGAGCGGGTGATCAGTCCGTCGTATCGGCCGAGAAGCGGTAATTACTCCGATCCTTTAGCCGACCAGCGATTACTTGGAGTCCATCGCGGCCCATGTCTAGCCACCGGTTACGCCGGTGAGGCGGTGTGCGAGTTGACTATCCCCCGCCCTCTACGGTCAGGGCGGATTCGATAAGGGCCAGTACATCCGCGCAGTCGATGTGCTTATTGGCGAACTCCAGCCGCAGCTTTGCCGCGACCAGTGCCACCACCAGCTGGCCATGCGCATTGCAGGCGCTCATGATGACTTCGGCGTCCTGACTGTTTGATGTGCGGCAGAGAATCAACGGCAGTCCGGATTCCTTGCTCGTATAAACAACTGCGCACTTGTCGTCTTCAGGCACTCTGTATTTGGCTTCCATACAATCCCTTTCGTTATGCGCCCAGAAGGGCTGGTTGTTCGTTGCCGTCTCTCCGGCTGCCAGCGCTGCGTAGGCTCTACGGGGCATGCTGATCCCACAGCGTCAATTTCTTCACCCGACATCAGGGCTATCGGCACGTTGAGAGGGTGCCGCGCGCTCTGTTGCTCAGTTGTGCCGCGCCAAGCGGTCAAGTTCGTATGCCAAGCGGCGGCTGTCGTAGAGCACGTCAGCACGAATCGCCGTAGCCTCGCGGGCCAGATGCGCATCAGCCAGCTCGATCAGGCGCCCGATAACGGTGTCGTCCAGCATGTCGATCACGTTGTGCTGAGTGCCGGCCACGCAAACGCGCTCGATCCAGCAGTCTTCCGGGTCGCGCTTGCCGGACAGGTCCAGCGGTACGCCGTCGTAGTTGAATGCGGTGATCTGGAATGCGTTCATGGCTGGCCTCATCGGTTGGTTTGCTGCGCTGCTGTGTGCGCTTCGATGGGTATAACTGTATCAATTGCTAAAGATGTAGTCAAGCGATTGATAAAGAATCTGCTAAAATAATTTCATGCCGCAATCCTGCGGACGAAAAAATGCCCCGGCTGGCGGGGCTTGGAGGATGGGATGAAGAAGCTTAGCGCTTGGCTGGATCGGCGGCTTGGGGTTTCGCCGGGGTGGGGGAAGGTAATTGCGGTAATGGGCGCGTGTGTTGCGGTGCAACTGACATGTTTGGGACTGACGATCTATATGCGATATAGCTGAAGTAGGTTTGAACAACACCTGTGATGGTCGCGACAACCGTAAGGGCGATCACAAGCCATTGGGTAAGGCGGTTCTGCCCATCCAATTTATCAATATGCCGTTGCATTATCAGGTTGTTGATGGTCAACCCTCGGATAATGTCACGATGTTGCGTTGTTTCATTTCGAACGGGTTGATTCGCCAGCCCTAGAAGCCACTCTCTTAGTTCCGCATCGGTGGCGCCATCAACATGGCCGCCTTCAAAAGCTGCATGCGCCAGCTCATAACTCACAAGGTGTGCAACCATACTTCCCTTTCACCCCGCGCCAACATGGACGGGTTATTTATCGACGCACTTAAACGAAATCTCGGCTGATGATGTGCGTGCAAACGGGATGGCGTTCTTAGCATCGGAAGTCAGCAGTTCGATGCGTTTGCCGGACTTGCCGCAGAACTCATTTGCTTCAGCCAGCAGGTCGGCCTTCACGCTAGCCCCTGGCTTGAATATTCCGCCGGCACTTTGCTTCGTCAGCAAATATGTGTCCTGGCCGGTTTGGATCGGGCCGCTGGATGAGCATCCAGCAAGGGTCAAGACTGCGAGAAGTGTAAAAAGCTTTGTCATATCTTAAGTACAGCTAAAAATGAGTTGGGACGATGTGGAAGTGAGCCAGGCTATACCGTGATCCTGAGCGCCCTCAACCTTCATTTTTTTGCCAAGTTTGGTGCAGTGCGCATTCGCCTCTTGTGCGGCTTGAACGCGAAGTTCAGTTTTCTGACGCGTCCCCATAGTATCGGCCACGTTCACAATGAAAGTGTCCTGCCCATACGGAGCAATGGTGGCTTTTGTGGCGCAGCCAACAAGTAATAGCAGTGGAAGAAGTCTTCTCATGGTGTTCCAATATTCGGCATCCTGGCGTGCCGTTGCGCCTTGAAACTTGCAAATTAATCTCATCAGATACCGGCGCGACAACTGTGTTAATAGCATGGAAACGCCAGATATAGACGGTTACAGGTTGTTTCAAAATACCGACCATTGGTTGCGTTGCGTCAACGCAAAAAAGAGCCTAATCTATGTGAATGCTGAGGCGCAAAGTGACTTAAAACTTGATCTGCCAATATATGCCGCTGCCCCAAGAACTCATTGATGCTTACGAAGCCACGGACGACCGGGGACGGGAAACCATACTCAGCTGTGCCGTGCGCCAAGTGAAGAGCCACCCCTTACGGAAGCAGATGCACTTACATCTCGTTGCGGCGGGCCTCAGCGGCAACGGCCCGGGCGGCCTCGTCGCGCGCAGTGCCCATAATCTCGTCACGTCCCCGGCTGTCAGTCCGGCGGTACAAATCAAGTAGCTGCTGCTCGTCCTCGTAGGCGAGTACCATCATCGCCTCACGTGTGGGCACAGGCGCCGCACTTCTGACGCCAGGAACCGCGCCCTGGTCGAAATACAACGGCGGCAACTTGGCTGCCCGCTCTAACTTGCGAGCCGTCTTCTCCGTAAAAGCCGTGCCGTCTCGATAAGTGGTCGACAAAATTTGGGCCAGCCGCGATTCGCTCATGTCGATGGAGTCGCAGAAGCGCACACGCTCCCCCCCGTATTCCCGTTCAATTAGGTCGAGCAAGCGATCACGTCGGTACTTATACATATCCATCCTGGCATTATTCACGAAAGTTAGCGATTGATAAATTATCAAACGCTTGACTTTGACTTTAGCAATTGATACAGTCTGAGTTATGAAACTCATCGACTACCTGAACGCCATCCCGGTGGAAGCCCGGGAATCATTCGCGACCCGCTGCGGAACGTCGTTCGATTACCTGCGCCAGGTCGGCTACGGCAACCGCACGTGCTCCGAAGCGCTGGCAATGAAGCTTGAGCGCGAATCGAACCGGCTACTCACCTGCGAGGCGCTTTGTCCTGAGGCTGACTGGGCCGTTGTTCGTTCGACCCAGTCAGTCCGACCGCCACGACGGCGCAAGAGCGATCCGGCCCCGGCCAACTGATTTCCAAAACCTCGAATCAGCACCACCCCATCCACGCAACCCGCAACACCCTGGAGAACAACATGAACCCGAACGCACGCACCACCACCGTAGAAATTCTCGTGAACGATCAAGAGAAGAGCGCCGCAGCAGCAGTTTGCAAAGCACTCGGAATCGGGCTCAGCACTTGGTATCGCGGATTGGGCAATGCGGAAATACGGCGCCATGGTATGCCGCCCGCCCCGCCGAAGGAATCCCGACATTGCCGGGGTGGCCGGCCAGCAAGCCGCGCATCTGCCGGATTGGCGATGCGGAGGCAGGTTTAAGAACTTTCGCCTGCGAAGCGAACCGGCAGAGATCAACAGAGGAATGTAATGACGACATCAGAACAAAAGGACAAGGCTGTGTCGAAGCTGGAGTGCATGGCTGATAAGGTCGTGATTCAGAATCGCGCCTACAAGCGGACGCTCGCCCCAGCTCAGCGCCAAGACCCTGAGTACGGGCGGCTCAACAAAAGCATCAAGGAGTTGCAGGAAGCTACTGAGAAGTGCCGCAAATCGACTGGCGGTGAGCCATGACGACCGCCAATATCCACCAGCAAATCAGCTGGATGAAAGACCAGCTCGCGCACATGAAGGCCAAGCTACCCATCGGCGTGCGCAATGGCACCATCAGCCAGGCGCACGCAGACGGCAAGTTCGCGGCTGCCGAAGCTGTCCTGCGCACGCTGGAGACTATTCGCGCTCTGACCAAGGGTGAAGAGGTGCCGCATGTCTAGCGCCCTCGGTCTCACCCGCGAAGATCACCGCAAGCGCGGTGAGGCAGCATTCAAAGCTGGCCGGCCGCGCGATTCCCATGGCATGAACTGGAACGCTGCGGCGCTCACTCCCTGGCTCCACGGCTACGATACCGCAAAGAATCGGGACCGCCTTGCGCCAAATCAGCAGAGCATCCCGCTGCCAAGATCGGCTGAGGTCTGACCATGGCCCGCGCGCGCAATATCAAACCCGGCCTGTTCAAGAACGAGATTCTTGGCGTGGCCGATCCCCTGTACACCATCTTGTTCGAAGGCCTGTGGGTTCTCGCTGACCGCGAAGGCCGCATGGAAGACCGTCCCCTGCGCATCAAGGCCGAGATTCTTCCATACCGCGAAGGCATCAACGTCGAGGCCATGCTTACCTGGCTGGCGCACCAAGGTTTCATCGCCCGGTACACAGCCGAGGGCAAGGCCTGCATCCAGATCCTGGAGTTCGTAAAACATCAGAACCCGCACAAGAATGAAGCGGAATCAGAACTGCCACCTTACATCGGGCAAAGCACTAGTGTATCGAGCAAATCTGAGGATGCCGGAACGACTTCCGAAAAAATCGGAAGCGCTCGGGCTGATTCCCTCACTACTGATTCCCTTAACCTGATTCCTGATTCCCTCACTCTGATTCCGGATGCTCCGGCACCGGCTTCGCCTCAGCCGCGACGAGTGAAGACCCGCGCCGCTGATCTCGGTGAAGACTTCGAAGTGCTCTGGTCTGCATACCCCCGCAAGCCGGGAATGAGCCGAGCAGATGCCCTGAAAGCGTTCTCCGCTCGCATCGGCGAGGGCGCCGACGTCGCCGCCATGCTGGCCGGTGTGAAGGCCTACGCCGGCTATGTCCACGCGACCAACACGGAAACGAAATTCATCAAGGCTCCGGAGACGTTCTTTGGCCCTGGCAAGCACTGGGAATCGGATTGGTCCCCGCCCGCGCGTGGAGCGGGATCGACCGCAATGACCAAGACTGGGCAAGCAAACGCACGAGTGATGGAAGACTGGCTACAAGGGGCGCAAGGGCATGACTGACTTAGAAAAAATCGAATTTGCAAAAACTCTGTTCGCTGTAGCCGAGTACTACGGCAAAGAGCTTTCAACCGGCGTCGTTGACCTGTACTGGCAGGGTTTGCGCGAATACGACCTGGGGGCGGTCCAGAAAGCGCTGTGGGCGCACGCACGCAACCCCGACACCGGCCAGTTCATGCCGAAGATCGCGGACATCGCAAAGGTCATGCAGGGCCGCACCGCTGATCAAGCCGCTCTCGCCTGGTCGAAGGTCAATCAGGCCGTGCGCCGCATTGGCACCTATGCCGATGTCGTGTTTGACGATTCTGTCATCCATCGAGTGCTGGCCGATATGGGAGGCTGGGTCCAGCTGGGGACCAAGACCGAGGATGAATGGCCGTTCGTCGCCAAGGAGTTCGAGAACCGCTATCGGGGCTACCGCATGCGCGACGAGCAGCCGGAATATGCGCCGGTCCTGATCGGCATGGCGAATGCACATAACGCGCAAAACGGCTTCAAAGGCCAGCCTCCTGTTCTGGTGGGTGACGAGGCCAAGGCCACTGCCGTCATGAAGAGCGGTACCACTGCCCCACTGCTGAGCATGAAGTCGGCCAGCGAGCGCGTCGGCGGCGCCGCGGTGCATCAGCTGGAGCATGCCGGGGCCGACTTCCGCAAGCAGGGGGTGGCGTGAGCGCCTACTACAACGAGTTCGACCCATACGCCGCCCAGTGGCTGCGCAACCTGATCCAAGCAGGCCACATCGCTGACGGCGTGGTCGATGAAAGGAGCATTGAAGATGTTCAACCCGACGACCTTCGCGAATTTACCCAATGCCACTTCTTCGCCGGCGTCGGCGTCTGGTCGCTCGCGCTTCGTCGCGCCGGCTGGCCAGATGACCGATCTGTTTGGACCGGTTCCTGTCCGTGCCAACCTTTCAGCGCGGCAGGCAAAGGCGCTGGGTTTGCTGACGAGCGGCACCTTTGGCCAGCCTTCTACCACCTCATCCGTGAGCGTCGGCCTGCAAAAGTCCTTGGAGAACAGGTTGCAAGCAAAGACGTCGATGTGTGGATCGACCTTGTACACGCTGACATGGAAGCCTTGGGTTACGCCTTCGGGAGTGTCCCGTTCCCGTCTGCGGGCATCGGTGCGCCGCACATCCGAGACCGAAACTACTGGGTGGGCGTCGGCCAGGCCGACGCCCACAACGCGAGACTGGAAGGACGGCGGCTTTCAGGCAAACGTGCCATTGAACTCTTTGCTCGGACGGGTGGCGTGGCTGGCGGGATGGCCCACGCCGCAGACTTCGGACAGCACGGGGGCGATGGGCGAGACGCGCCACGGGTCGAACCTGAACGACTTTGCGATGTTGGCGACCAGCCCGGCTCGATTAACGGCTACTGGAGAGATGCTGACTGGCTCGGATGCACAGATGGAAAGTGGCGGCCAGTTGAACCCGGCACATTCCCGCTGGCTCATGGCGCTTCCTCCCGAGTGGGACGCCTGCGCGCCTACGGAAACGCCATCAATGCTGAAGCGGCTCGCGTCTTCATCGAAGCTGTGATGGAGTCCGCATGAACGGCTACACCGACCTGTCCGCCCTGTACGACGCGCCGATGGACCCGGCCAGCATGGACTTTACCGCCAAGGAGAAGCGCGCCGCGAACTGCGCCGGCTGCATGTTCGAGCGCCAGAAAATCTCCGTGTGCAATCAGGTCGAGGCCATCGCCATGCGCGAAGGCATGCCAAAGTGCGACGACTTCCCTGTGATCTACGTCCTTCGCCAGGTGGACGAGCGCCAGTTGCGCATTGATGGGGTGGCGCAATGATCCGCACCGCCCTCACCCGCACCCTGCCGACCGAGCCGAAGGTGCGGGTGAAGAAGTGCCGCGCAAAGGCGTGCCGCAAGCAGTTCCAGCCGCGCAACGGTTTGCAGACCTGCTGTAGCGCGTCGTGCGCCATTGATCACGCCATTGCCGAGCGCGTGCGCAAGGAGCGATCCGAGCGCCAGGAGGGGCTGCGCAAGCTGAAGACGCGCCGCGACCACCTGAAGGATGCGCAGACCGCCTTCAATGCCTGGGTGCGTGCGCGCGACGCTGACCATCCCTGCATCAGTTGCGGCCGGCACCATCAAGGCCAGTGGCACGCGGGTCACTTCCGCTCTGTGGGCGCGCAGCCCGCGCTCCGCTTCAACGAACTGAACGTGCACAAGCAGTGCGCGCCCTGCAATAACCACAAGAGCGGCAACGTGGTCGAGTACCGGCTGCGCCTGTTGCAGAAGATCGGGCGCGAGGCAGTCGAGCTGCTGGAGGTCGAGCACGCCCCGGCGCGCTGGACCGTCGAGGAATTGCAGGCGATCAAGGCGCTGTATCGATTGAAATTAAAACAACTCAAGGGGGTAGCATGACCACCGCAATCATCCTCGTCTGTGCTATCAGCGCTCTGTGCCTCATCGCCCTGTGCAGCGGTGCTAATGGGGATCGCGAACAGTGACGGAGCCAAAGGACATCGGCGACCGCCTCACCAACTGGGCCGAGTGGTGCAACGGGGCGCCGTCGCGGGCCGGCGACTGCATCACCGGGGTGATTTGCGAGCGCATGCGCAAAGCGGCGCTAGGCAGCGAGTGGGATGGCAACGAGCGGCGGCGGGTTGACGAGCCTGATGCGGTACTGATCGGGCGCCTGATGGTGCGCCTCAGCCTGCCCCATAGGCGCCTGCTTGGCTGGCACTACGTCGAGAAGGCCACGCGCAGCTATGTCGCCCGGCTCCTGCGCTTCCACCATTCCAAGTACGACCAACTGCTCACCGAGGCGCAGGCCGCAATCGAGCAAGCAGCCGATAACGGAAACACATTGGAGAAACGATGAAGAGCCTGCTGATTTTGCCATTTCTGCCATTCATCATTTTAGGTTTCATCGCCGGGATTGTTTCTGCCGGGTTGGTCATGGGTTGGTCGCTCGCTGGCAGTTTTGTCGAATGGTTTTTTGAGTAACGTAGTACCGCGCCAGCCGGGTTTGCTGGCAACCTGAAGGAGTTACAACAATGAAATCGATGTGGAAAATCCCCTTTGCCGCCCTGATTCTGGTGGCATCCCTCCTGACCCTGGCCATCATGGTGGCACAGCCCGCGCACGCATCCGTCCCGCAAAGCGTGGTCAACGCCACCGGCACTATTGTCTACGGCACCGAAGCAATCCAGATGGTCAAGAAGGAAGCCGGCGGAACGCGCACGATGATCCGCTACTCGGGCGGCTGGCAGTACCTGCCCGATGATGCGGCCTGGAGCAAATACGCCAAGATCGTCGCTACCCTTGGTGATCGCGCGCTGTCGGTCGACGGCGATCCGAACGGCTTGGTGATCGTGGTGGCGCAGGCCAACGGCATCTACTGCCTGACGAATCAGTCCGTCGTTTCTATTTCCGGGTACAACCAGCCGGAATACCTCGCCGACGGCTGTGGCTTCTGGGCCAAGGCCAAAGCGAACGCGAATTAAGGACGACTGGAAATATTTTCCACAAGTCATTGACATTAGGCAATCGTGGGCGTAAATTCCTGTTCACAACTTAATTCCGTCAATCAAGACGAGGCCGGTTCCCAGATGGGAGCCGAGTCACGTCCGGAAGAAACATAGAAGCCCGCCCCGAAAGGTCGCGGGCTTCTTGCATTGCACGCTCACTTATGCGAGGCAACCATGACTCAGACGACGAAACCGGACAAGGTAACGGTCCGCGAGTACATGGAACGCCGCACGCATCAAGTCTTGGAAGCCCCGCCGACACCTGAGGAAATCAGGCGCATTTTGGGGTGGCACCTGATCCCGCATAACGGGCCGGTGCCGGAGGTGCCCGAATAAGTCGCCCCTGCGTTTAATGCAGGGCGAAATTGGGTGGGCTGAACCCGGCCACCTGAACGCCAGTTTTGAGCGTAAAGCCCTTTGGAATCAGTCACTTGACCCGGCCTGCTGGCTGGGCCGAAACGAAATCGGCTAGGGCTAGCTGCCCCAATGGCGGCGAACATGAGCATCAACACTGGCGCCGCATAAGCGTAAGCGGCACGATTTACCGAAGCGCTGCGCCCTGGCACCGCAGCATGCAGCAAATATCCGTGGGATCTCATTCGACACCCTGCCCTATGGGAAGCTTCTGACAGCCGGACAAGTAGCGGCAAGATCAATTGGGGTATAGCTCAGCTGGTAGAGCAACGCACTTTGACTGCGTAGGTCTGAGGTTCGAATCCTCATGCCCCTGCCATAACAATCGCCCACTGGGGAGCAGCAATGTACAACGCAGCAATCGCGCAACTGATCGTCTCCGCCGAGACGTGCGAGAACAACGCCCTGATTCACGAAGCCGAGGGCCGCATTGAGCAGGCCGCATGCTCGCGCGCCAATGCCGAGTCGTACCGCCTTGCCATCGAAGCGTTGCAGCAGCTCTCGCAAGGCAGCACGATCCACTGAATCTCCAGCCGGTGCTACCAAGCGTCGGACTTCCGCCCCGCCCTGGTCATCCTCGGCGGGGCATTTTTTTAGGCGCAGCAACCCGCGAGGACTGCGAATCCCATGGCAAGCAAGACCACCAAGCCGGCACAACCGCTCGGGCGCCCCAGCACGTTCACGCAGGAGATAGGCGACGAGATTTGCGAGCGCCTGGCTGAAGGTGAGCCGCTGCGTCAAATCTGCCGCGATGACCGGATGCCAGCTTGGCGAACTGTCTACGCGTGGAAAGCGAACGACGCTGACTTTAATGCACGCATCGGGCGCGCGCGCGAGGCTGGATTCGACGCCATCGCCCATGAATGCCTGGAGATTGCCGACGAAACCGGCTTTGACACGATCCAGGGTGAGAACGGCGACCGAGCCAACACCGAATGGATCAGCCGCTCGAAGCTGCGCGTAGAGACGCGCCTCAAGCTGCTTTCCAAGTGGGACCCGAAGCGCTACGGCGACAAGGTGACTACCGAACTGACCGGCCCCGATGGAGGGGCGGTACAAACCGTTACCCGCGTAGAGCTGGTGCCGATGAGGCGTAATGACAACAGTCCAGATCCAGATACCTGAGAAGCTGATCCCGGTCTTCGACGGGCCGGCTGACGTTCGTGGCGCTTACGGCGGGCGAGGCTCGGCCAAGACACGTTCGTTTGCCAAGATGGCGGCCCTGCGCGGCTACATCTACGGCATGGCCGGGATTAGCGGCCAGATCCTGTGTGCACGCCAGTTCATGAACTCGCTGGAGGATAGCTCCCTCGAAGAGTGCAAGCGCGCCATCGAGGATGAGCCGTTCCTGCACTCTTACTACGAGATCGGCGACAAGTACATCAAGAGTCGCGACGGGCGCGTGTGGTTCTCGTTCGCCGGCCTGGATCGCAACATCGCCAGTATCAAATCGAAGGGCCGCATTCTTGTCTGCTGGGTGGACGAGGCAGAGCCGGTTACTGACGACGCATTCAATACGCTGATCCCTACCCTGCGCGAAGAGGGCGACGGCTGGAACGCTGAGTTGTGGGTGACGTGGAACCCGAAGCGCAAAGGCGCGGCAGTAGAACGATTCAGCAAGTCCAAAGACCCGCTGATCAAGGTCATTGAACTGAACTGGCAGGACAACGAGAAGTTCCCGGCCAAGCTGGAGCGAGATCGCCAGCGCGACTTAGAAGAGCGGCCAGACCAGTACGGCCACATCTGGGGTGGCGAGTACGCCAGCTCCATTGCGGGCGCCTACTTTGCAAAGCATCTGGTCAAAGCCAAGGACGAGGGCCGGATTGGCCGCGTCGGGCCTGACCCACTCATGACTCTGCGCCTGTATGCCGACATCGGCGGCACCGGAGCCAAAGCTGACAACTTCGTGTTCTGGGTCACTCAGTTCATCGGGCGCGAGATTCGCATCCTCGACCACTACGAAGTGCAGGGCCAGCCGCTTGAGGCTCATCTAGCGTGGATGCGCTCGCGTGGCTACACGCCCGACAAGGCGCAAATCTGGCTCCCGCACGACGGCGACACGCAAGACAAGGTGTTCGACGTGTCCTACAAGTCGGCTTTCGAGAAGGCTGGCTACGTCACTACCGTCATCCCGAATCAAGGCAAGGGCGCGGCAATGCTGCGCGTTGAGGCTGCGCGCCGGCTGTTCCCGCTCATGTGGTTCAACGCTGACGCAACCGAGTCTGGGCGCCAAGCGCTGGGCTGGTACCACGAGAAGCGCGATCAGGTGCGAGGTATCGGCCTTGGGCCAAACCACGATTGGGCGAGCCACAGCGCTGACGGCTTCGGCCTGATGTGCGTGGCATACGAAACGCCGGCAGATGCGAAGAACCTCGCGCCGATCCAATACAAACGAAGGCACCGAACATAATGGCAAAGATGCACGAACGTGACTTGCTGTCCCTGCTCAATAGCAAGGAGGAACAGGCGACCGGCTATGTGCACGGGGAGCTTGCGTCCGAACGCGAGAAGGCCATGCGCGAGTACTTCCGTGAGCCATACGGCAACGAGGAAGAGGGCTGGTCGACCATCGTGTCGTCCGACGTTCAGGACACCGTTGAGTGGATTCTGCCGGCGCTGCTGGAGATTTTCAGCGCATCGGACGAGGCTGTGAACTTCGAGCCGACCAGCGAGGAAGATGTCAAGGGCGCCCAGCAGGCCACCGACGCGTGCAATTACGTGTTCCACAAGCAGAACAACGGCTTCATGAACATGTACACGCTGTTCAAGGATGCGCTGCTGGTCAAGAATGGCGCCGTCCACTGGCGCAAGCACGAACAGACTTCGGTCAAGTCGCAACCTTACAAGGCGCTGACGGAAGAGCAGATCGTCATGCTGGTGGACGAGTCGAAGGGCGAGATTGAGCGCGCCAGCGACCCCTATCAGGACGAGGCAGACCAGACAGTGTTTGACGTTCGCATCAAGAGCACCGAGAAGCGCACGATCATCAAGATTGAGGCCTTTGAGCCGGAAAACCTGCTCGTCGAGCGTACGTGGACCACTCCCCTACTCCAAGAATGCCCGTATGTGGCGCGTCTGGTGCCAGGGACCACGATGTCCGAGCTGCGCGAGCTTGGGTTCAAGGTCGATCACGACGAGTCGAACGACGACAATCCGAGCGGCTCCAGCCCTGACGCAGCCTACCGTGCCAACCGCACCGGCCAGGGCGACTATCAGGACGACCAGCCTGACGACGACAGCCAGCGCGAGGTAACGCTGCGCATCGAGTACGTGCTCGTGGACTTCGACGGTGACGGCATTGCTGAGCGCCGCTGCATCTGGCGCCTGAAGGATCGCATCCTCAAGAACGAGGTGTGCTCGCACGTGCCTATCGCCACCGGCAGCCCGATCATCACCACGCACCGATGGGACGGCATGAGCATCGCCGAGGCGGTGTCCGATCTGATGGAGCTAAAAACCGAGCTGCTGCGCCAGTCGCTCAACTCGCTGTACCTGGCCAACAACCCGCGCACGAAGGTGCTGACGGATGCGCAGTGGTCGCCACTCGCCAATCTTGACGACCTGCTCGACAGCCGTCCGGGCGGCATCGTGCGCATGAGGCAGGCCGACGCGGTTCAAGAGCACGTAACGCCGTGGGTAGGCCAGCAGACGTTCCCAATGTTGGAGTACGTCGACGGCATGCGCGAGAACCGCACGGGTGTCACGCGCTACAACCAGGGCATCGACGCCAACAGCTTGAACAAGACGGCCAGCGGCATCAGCCAGATCATGTCGGCCTCGCAGCAGCGTATCAAGCTGATTGCCCGCATCTTCGCCGAGACGCTGATCAAGCCGATTATGCAAGGCCTGCTCAAGGAAATGACCGATGGCGGCATGGACAAGTTGTCCTTCCGCCTGCGCAATGAGTTCGTCCAGCTGGATCCGAACGAGTGGCGCGACTGGTACGACATGACGATCAACGTCGGCCTCGGCACTGGCGACAAGGACCAGCAGGGCGCGCACTTGCAAATGATCCTGCAAAACCAGATGGCGCTCATGCAAATGGGCTTGGCCGGGCCGAAGGAGCTGTACGCCACCATGTCCAAGATGACCGAAAACGCGGGCTTCAAGAACATCGGCGACTTCTGGATCGATCCCGAGAAGAACCCGACCACGCCGCCCGCGCCGATCCTGGCCCAGCAAATGCAGCAGCTCCAGCAGCAGATGCAGCAGTTGGCGCAGGAGAACCAAGCGCTCAAGGCCGACAAGGAGGTCGACGTGTACAACGCGCAGACCAACCGCATGAAGGTCGAGCTTGACGCGCAGCCTCAGCCAAGTGCGCCGGAAGCGCCGGATACCTCGCTGCCGGAAATGGATCGCATGACGCTCGACGCGCAGCTCAAAGACCAGCTTGCGGCTGCGCAGGCTGAGCGCGAGAAGGAAAGGATCGTGCTGCAAGCCCAAATCAACGCGCAGCCAGCAGAAGCTGAGGCCGAGCAGGACAACCAGGTCATGCAGGCAATGATCACGCTGTCGGAGCAAATTCAGATGCTGTTCAAGGCCATCACGGCACCGAAGCAGATTGTTCGCGATGCAAATGGGCGTGCAGTTGGCGCGCGTGTCGTGCTCGAAGAAGAACCAACCGAAGGAACTGAACAATGACGACCGGCTATAACGTACTGCTGCGTAACGCCCAGCTTGACGCGATCACCACGTTCGCGGGCGCTGGCGCCTTGTTGCGCATCTACAACGGCACTCGCCCGGCGACGGGCGGCGCTGCTACGACCCTGCTTTACGAGGGAACGTGCGGCGCCCCGTTCGCCCCGGCTGCGGCTGCTGGCGCACTATCGCCGACTCAGCCAGCGGATATCGCTGCTGTTGCGTCAGGTACTGCGACTTGGTGGCGCGTCGTCAAGGCTGACGGTACCACGCACGTTATGGATGGCGGGGTTGGCAGCGACATGACGCTGAACTCCAACGAGTTGGCCTCGGGGGTCAATGTCGACATCACTGGCTGGACTGTAATTAGAGGAAACGCATAATGACTCCGACCCAACTTTCCGCAATTCGTGCTGTTATCGATGCCGACCCCGCACTGAGCGCGCGCCCACAAACCGACGATGACGCATTCTTCATTGCCGGAGCCTTGAATCAGCCTGCCGATCCCGATTTCATGGTCTGGCAGACCAGCACGCCCACGCAGAACGTATTTGATGCCATCAACTGGGCGAACATGACTCCCGCCGATGCGCCTGACACCACGGCCACTTGGACGAACCGCGCCCTGGCATGCCAGGGTAAGCAGTTCAACCTGCAAACGCTGCTGCAAGGGCGTGAGTCGATCAATTCGTCCAAGGCCAGCATCCGCGCCGGCCTGCAAGACGCCCTGACCAACTTGCCATCCGGCGCCGCTGGTGCGTCACGTTCTGGCGGCTGGCCCGCTGTTCAAGCTGCCATGCAACGCAAGGCGACGCGCGCAGAGAAGGCACTTTCCACCGGCACCGGTTCGTCGGCATCTCCTGCTGTGATGGGCTATGAGGGCTGGATCACCTATATCGATGTGCTGGCCGCGCGGGCGTTGTAATGACTGATATCAAGACCAAATACCCGGCCACCAGCAGTGTCGCCCTCACCCTGGGTGTGGCATCGCTGGCATCAAGCGCCGGTCTGACTGCTGGCCGTGAGTCTGCCGCCGTGGATAACACGACGAATGCCGATCTTGACCACCTCGTGAGTGGCATGATTACGACCGGCACGACTCCGACCGTATCAACGACGATTGAAGTGTGGGCCTACGCATCATTCAAGACCGCGAGCGGCACGCCGACCTATCCTGACGTGTTGGACGGCACCGATTCACCAGAGACGATCACCAGCGCGAACGTGAAGGCGTCGGCGCTGCGGCTCGTGGCTGTGATCACGGTCGATGCGACGAGTGATCGCGCCTACTACTTCGCCCCGGTGTCAATCGCATCCCTGTTCGGCGCCATGCCCAAGTTCTGGGGGCTGTTCGTCACCCATAACACAGTTGCGGCCCTGAACTCGACGGCAGGTAATCACACATTCGAATACGAGCGCATCCAGGCGCAGACGGTCTAAGTTATGGGTTTCATCCTACCGAGCAGGTTGACGCGCCAGCCGCAATTCCCTGTGGCCATCGACCGGTCGAATCCGATCACTCGGGGGCTGGTACTCATATGGATACCAGCCACCGATCAACTGATTAAGGTGGGTGGTGCAACTAAGACGGCTGGACGTAGCGGCATCGGGCTGGTATCGAACGGCAGCACGAGTTATGCGCATAGCAACTCAGCGCCGCTATTCAGCCTCGATGGTTGTTCGATCACGGCGCTGCTGACGCCAACGAATATTGCGACAACCGGCACTACGGCGGTTTCGTGCGGCAATAGCGCATCAGCAAACCCGCTATTCATTCTCGGGCAGGCGGGCGGCGCCGCGAACCGCGTCGAATTCCGTACGCGAGATGCGGCGAACACCGATCGGACCACGGTTTCCGGCGACTACATCCCAGCATGGGCAAGCGGGGTGCCTTGCGTTGTGACAGGCACAAGGTCAGCGGCGCGCGGCGTGCAGAACGTCTACGCGGGCGGTCAGCTCGCTGGCACAGTGGCCGTTGGTGCTGCTAGCGCAACAACGTTTGACCGCTTCGCAATCGGCGGCCTGCTGCGCGCCAGCTTCGCTCTCGGTTGGGCTGGTAAGACCGACGTGGTGCTGATCCATGACCGGGATTTGTCCAGCGCGGAGGCAGAGGAACTCGCCGCGAACATATGGCAGGTTTTCCGAGCGCAGCGACCGCTGATGGTGAGCGACGCTGCCGCGCCCTCGGACACTACTGGTGTCTTGGAATGGACCGAAGCTGACGACGTAACGAGCTTAGAAGGCTCCATAACGCTTGCTGCCACGCTGGCCTGGACTGAGGCCGACGACAGCACGGTCATAACGGGCGCCCTCACCTACCAGGCTACGCTTGGCTGGACAGAAGCAGATGACGTTACGGCGATCACTGGCGTGGTGCTTACGCCCACGTCCGCCGCGCTCAGCTGGGCCGAGCAGGACGACACGACCCTGATCGAAGCGTCTACCCCAGTGTCAGCACGCTTTGGTGGCTTCGAGATGGTCGACCTTGAGCCGACTTGGAAGCGCGCCTTACGCCTGCGTGCCGAGGCAAAGCAGATCGGGCTGGATCGCAAGAAGCGCAAGCGCGCTGAGATGCTCGAGAAGCTGGCCGCCAAGGAGGTGCTATCCACGAAGCCTGACGCGCAGATCGAAACGCGCATTACCTCACTGCTGGCCGAATGGGTCGATCTGGCGCCGAAGCTGAACCTGACACCGGTTGCACAAGTGCCGGCAGCAGATGCCTACCAAGCCTTCATGGCCCGAGTCGCTGAGCAGATGCGGCGATTAGAAGATGAAGACGATGAACACGCAGCCGAAATGCTGCTTCTCATGTAGCCGCCTAGAGCGGCTTTTTTTACGCCCATGGACAAACTCAACGAGCAGGCAACGCGTGGTATCGAGGCGCGGCAGGTGATCGACAACCCGGCCTATCAGACCGCCATGCGGCTGCTGAAAGAGTCGGTTGACAAGGAGTGGCGCAAAGCCGATGTGCGGGACCGTGAAGGGCAAATGCTGCTGCTCCAGTTCCGCAAGACGGTGGACCGCTTCGAACAGATTTTGGCCGGGATGGTGGATACCGGTCGATACGCAGAACGCAAGATCGTTGACGACCAAAACCGCAACGAATCCGCTCTGCGCCGTGCATCCCGCCGTATTTTTTAAGGAGTAAATCGCAATGACAGGTGTAGCGGAAGCAGCCGATAGCATTGACGACCTGGCGTCGTTTCTCGGTGGGGAACCTGAAGAGGCCCACGAAGGCGAGGACGGCGACGAGCAAGAGCCGGGCGACGAGCCCGAGGAAGAAGGGGAGCCTGAAGAGCCTGAGGAGGAACCTGAGGGAGGTCAGGAGCCCCGTAAGATCAAAGTGCCCGTCAAGGGCGAAGACGGCCAAGAATCTGTCGAGGAAATCGACGAGGCCGAATTGGTCGCGGGCTACCAGCGTCAGAAAGCGTTCACGCAAAAGACGATGGAACTCGCCGCCCGCGAGAAGCAAGCAACGGAGATTGTGCAGCAGCGCGTCACCGAAGCGAGCCAGTACGCATTACAGCAGGCGCAGGCAGCCCGCGATGCCATCGTGCAGTTGGCCGGGTTGAAGTCTGCCGACGAAATGCACCGCCTGGCCATCGACGATCAGGCGCAGTGGGTGCAGGAAAACGCCCGCGCGCAGTACGTCAACGGCGTGGTCGAGCAGCTCAACGCATCGATCAAGACCGAGCAGGAGCGCATCGCCGCCATCCAGCAGGAGAAGGACCAAGCGCAGGCCGCAGCCGCATGGGAAGTGCTCACCGCAAAGGGCATCGACCGCGCCAAGCTCACCGACATCTACAGCAACGTGAGCAAAGCATACGGCGTGACCAATGCCCAGCTCGGGAAGCTGATGGAGCCGGGCATTGCCCTCGCTCTGAAAGACGCCCTCGCCTATCGCGATTTGCAGGCCAAGAAGCCAGCCATCGCGCAGAAGGTGAAGGAAGCCGAGCGCCTGCCGGCCGCAAAGAAAGCATTGCCTCCCAATGAGCGCATCAACAAGCAGCTCAACGAGAAATTCAGCAAGGGACGGGCGAAGACAGATGATCTCGCAGCCTTCCTTTTCAACAATCGAATGTAAAGGATATTTATCATGACGCAGCCAACCAATTTGCACGACCGATTTGACGTAATCGGCGCGCGTGAAGACCTGATCGACAAGATTTACAACGTCAGCCCTGAGAAGGTGCCTGTTACAACCGCATTTGGACGCTCGACGGCGACCAACACTTACCACGAATGGCAGCGTGATTCCCTGGCTGCGGCCAGCGCGAACAATGCGCTGATCGACGGTGACGATTTCTCGGCCACCGCGATCACACCAACCACACGGGTCGGTAACTATTGCCAGATTTTCGGCAAGCAACCTGCGGTATCGCGCCGCGCCAACCTCGTGAAAAAAGCGGGGCGCAGCAAGGAAATGGCCTACAAGCAGGCCATGATGATGACCGAGATCAAGCGTGACATCGAAGCGATGGTGCTGTCGAAAAATCCTGCGGTAGCAGGCAACTCGACCACCGCATCGAAATCGGGCGGCCTGGGCGTGCAGATTTACACTAACGTTAGCCACGGCGGCGCAGGGGCCACTGCGGCACACACTTCGGGCGCTCCGACGACCGCCAATACGGCCGGCACGAACCGCACGTTCACCGAGGCGCTGCTCAAGACCGTCGTGCAGGCGTGCTACACCAGTTCGGGTGAAGTCCCACGCCAGGTAGTCATGTCACCGTCCCACAAGGTCACATTCTCCGGCTTCACCGGCATCGCGGTCAACCGCTATCAGGTAGGCAAGAAGGAGCAGGGCCGCATCATCGGTGGCGCTGACGTGTACATGTCAGACTTCGGCGAGCTGGAAATCGTCCCGCACTACATCATGTCTGGCGCGGATGATGTTTTCCTGTGCAACCCTGAGTACGCCGACCTTGCGTTCCTGGACGGCTTCCGCACCGAGGAAATGGGCAAGACCGGCGACAGCGAGAAGAAGCTGATCACTGCCGACGTGACCCTGGCGGTGCGTGCTGAGACGGCATTCGGCAAAATTTCGAACTTGACCCCTTAATAGCAACCGCAGCAAACCAGAGAGCCACCTTCGGGTGGCTCTTTTCATTTGGGGGATTAGATGGAAACTGGATTTTCTGAAAACGTCACTATTGATGAAGGTACGGATGCCTACGGCACACGCACTCAAATCAAGTTCGAGGGCGACAGCCTGATCGTGCAGAAGTCATTCGACGGCAAAGGCCTCGCCGACCACTGTAAGGCGATCAACAACGCGACAGCCGGCCAGCGCTGGGGCGAAATGCGCCACGTAGGCACGCTGCCAATGGCGGTCTACGGCAAAGCCCTGGCTTACAAGGACAACAAGGAGCGGATCACCTTCATCAAGAACTGGCTCCAGCAAAACCCCCACTTCATCACCTTTGATCGGTACATGAAATGAGCATCGCCGACTACAGCGAACTGCAAACTGAGCTGGCCGCGTGGTCTAAGCGCTCGAATCTGGCGGACCGCATGCCGGGCTTCATCGACCTGGCTGAACGCGAACTATTTCGCGAACTCGCCCTGCGCAACGTCGAGGCGAGTATCAGCGGCACGACCAGCGGCGACAGCATCGCCATGCCGGACGGCTTGAGCGCCTTCGAGCGCATCGAGATCGAGGCGAGCGGCCATAAGTACACCCTGACCTACTCGTCGCCCAATGGGATCGAAGGGTTGACCGGCTCCACCAACACGCCTACCCGCTTCCTGATCGAAGACGGCGCAATCCGGCTGCTATCGGCGCCAGATGGCCCGTACAGCTACACGATCTATTACGTGCCAGAGCTGGAGCCGCTGTCCGATTCGAACGAGATGAATTGGCTGCTGGAGAACCATTCGGACGTGTACCTCAAAGCTGGGCTGCTGCAAGTGGCGCGGTTCACCAAAAATCAGCTGGACATTGATCGCCTGACGCAAGAAGTCGGCGCGGCGCTAGATAGCGTCAAGCGCGCCGACGAGCGCAAGCGCTTCCCTATCGCTGGCGGCCTACAAATCAAACCACGGAGCTACCGATAATGGCAACCGAATCAGTGGATTTCATCGATGACCTGGTCATCACCAACCCGGTCAGCGCCACCGATCTGGTGCGCTATGGCGCGAGCCACCTGCGCAATTTCAAAAACGGGGTGCGCAATAGCTTTGCTGGCACGGGCGGCGCGATTTTGTGCGCTGGCGTTGACGTTGGCACGGTCAATGCCATTGTTATTACGCCAACTCCAGCGCTGATCGAGTACACCACACGCATGTTGATCGTGTGGCACCAGTCGATTACCAGCACGAGTACAACGCCAACGATTAATGTTTCCGGCCTTGGTGCGAAAACAATCGTATCGGTTTCTGGGGGCGCGCTGGCAGCTGGCGATCTAGTCGCAAACCGTGTCTATGTCGGCGTGTACGATGGTACAGCTGGGAATGTGCAGCTTGCTGCCGTTACCAAGAACTACGTGGACCAACTTGCGTTCGCCTCGGCGCTGCCGGCGCAATCGCTCGGCTGGCTGCGCTCCGACGGCGCAACCGCCAGTTTCACCCAAACGCACACAGGCTATGCACAGAATGAGGTCAAAGGCGCGAACATCGCCAGCGCGGCCACGATCAACCTAACGACGGCCACCGGTAACCTGGTGCACATCACAGGCACAACCACGATTACCGCAATCACGATCCCGGTTGGCGCTAAACGCACGGTGATTTTCGACGGCGCACTGACGCTGACGCACAGTGCGGCACTGCTGTTGCCGGGTGGGGCCAATATTGTCACGACTGCGGGCGCGCGCGCTGTGGTGGTTGGCGATACGGCTGGCGCCAACGTGGCGAGCTACACCGACCCGGCGACCACGGCAGAAGTGAAGGCCGGCACAAGCGCAGCAAAGCCAGTGACGCCCGTTACGCTGCTGGCCGCGCAAGGATATTCGAACTATTTTCAAAGTGCTGACCAAACCATCACGTCAGCCGGTGCGCTCACCATCGCGCACGGACTGACGCGCGCTCCGATTTCCGTTCAAGCCTTTATTAAGAATACAACGGCTGAATCAGGCTACTCCATCGGAGACATTACCCCTGCGAAGTTAGGAAGTGCAGAGAGCAGTCAGGGAGCTGGTATCACATGGGACGCTACGAACATATACGTCCGCTTCGGTTCTATCCCGCAAGTCTTTGCGATCACTGACAAGACCACAGGTGGGGGATCGCAAACGACAAATACCAACTGGGCATTCTTCGTGAGGGCATGGGCATGACTAAATTCTACGCCGACGCAGATGGCGTCTACCTCGGCGGGTTCGACGGCGCCGAGCCGCCCGTTGGTGCAATCGAGGTGCCAAGCGCCCCGGCGCACGCTGCCGCAATCTGGTCGGGCCTGAATTGGGTCGAACCTGCGCCTGCCGTACCGAGGTCCGTCCCCATGCTGAACGCCCGCCTGACGCTGATCGGCGCCGGCAAGATGGCCGCAGTGCGCGCGTATCTGGACGCCATTCCTGGCATTGAAGGTGAGCAGGCCCGCGAGTACTTCCTGTCCTCGCTGACCATGCTGCGCGACCACCCTCTCGTGCTGGGCATTCCGCCCGAGATCATGACCGAAGCCGAAAAGGACGCCCTGTTCATCGCTGCCGGGGCACTCAATGTTTGAGTGGCCAGTCACTGCCTGCGGCTCGGGTGGAGGTAATAAATGATCGTCAAATTCACCAATATCGCCGCCCTGGGCCTACACCAGGACGTGGCGCCGAACGACGCCCCCGCCACCCCTGTCGGCGCTGGATCGCCACTGTTCGCGTGGTCGGGCGGCGGAAATATGCGCTTTCGTGAGGGTTATGCCGAGAAATTCCTTGGGCACAACGCCCCGCACGGTGTGCCGACAGTGACGCCATACGGCGTGTTCTTCACGAATACCAACGCGGGAGTGTATGAAGTCTATACCGGCCTCGCCAAGATTTACGCGGTCACCGACACCGTGCACAGCAACATCACGCGCGCGCTTGGCGACTACACGGCGGCAGCCACGAACAAATGGAATGGCTGCACGCTGTCCGATATCCTGATCGTGAACAATGGCGTGGACGATCCGCAGTTTTGGGCCGGCGCAGTCGGCACGCCGATGGCGAAGCTAACGAACTGGCCGGCCACGACAAAGTGCAAAGTGATTCGTTCGTTTGAGGGCGCACTGGTAGCGCTGAACGTGACCGAAGGGGCTACGAACTACAAGTCGATGGTGCGCGTATCGACTTCGGCAGATCCTGGCACGCTGCCCGCTTCCTGGGACTACACGAGCGCGACGAATGACTCTGTGCGCGTCGAAGGTAAGCTCTCGGAAACGCCGGATGCCATCGTGGACGGTCTGCAACTCGGCAACCAGTTCATGATTTACAAGGACAACTCGACCTATCGCATGTGGCTTACGGGCGGTGAGTTTGTCTACGACTTCGCCAATGTGTCACGTGAGTTCGGCGCATTGGCCGCAAACTGCGTGGCGGACTTCCCTGGCGGTCATGCGGTGTTTTCGGATGGCGACCTGGTAATCAACGGCGGACAGGGTGACCCGCGTTCGATTGTGGATCAGCGCTGGCGTCGCTGGCTGTTCAACAATTTGGACAGCGACAACCGGGCCAAGTGCTTCGCGGTGACAAACAAGCATACGCGTGAAGTGTGGTTCTGCTTCCCGACAGTCGGCTCGACCTGGTGCAATCAGGCGCTCGTCTGGAACTACAACGAAAACACCTTCGGCGTCCGCGACCTGCCGAACCTTGCGCATGCGGGGGCTGGCGTGATCAACGTAGCCCAAGTTGATACCTGGGACTCGCGCACCGACACATGGGATGAAGCCTATCAAACCTGGGGCGTGGACGAATACTCGCGCGCGTCAAAGCGCGTGATCATGGCGTCGACCGACACTGGTCTTTACCTGGCCGATGTCGGGATTTCGTTCAATGGCGAAACGATGACCTCGTATCTGGAACGCACCGGCTTGGACTTCGCCGCAATCGGCCTTGGGCCAAGTCGGGTGAAGTGGTGCAACCGGGTGCGAGTGAACGTCGATGCGCAGGCCGGCACCGTGATTCGCGTGTACGTTGGCGCCCAGGACAATCTGGAAGACGAGATTAACTGGGGTAGCGCCCTGCCGCTTACCGTTGGCACTGATAAGTTCGTGGACCCCGACGCGTCTGGCGTGTACCTGGCCATCAAGTTCGAATCAATTGGTCAGGCTCCGTGGCGCATACCGGAATTCACCATGGAAATCGAAGACGTCGGGGAGGCCGACTGATGGACTACAGACCAGGCCGCGTGCCAGATGACCCGAAACTGCTGCCTGCGTTCCTGCGCGATGAATTCCAGCGCATGCAGAAAGCACTGGCCGCCCCCCAAAAAGTCGTGCGTCTCATGGTGCTGCACGCCGAGCCGCAAAAGTACGAAGAAGGCGACACGATTCTGGCCGATGGGACGGATTTCAACCCCGGCAGTGGCAAGGGGGTTTACATACACGACGGAACAACTTGGGTGCTGATCAAGGCGCTCTAACGAAAGGAATGACATGGGACTCTTAGATTCAGCGATGGGCGCAGCGGCGCCGCAAATGAGCGGCGGCCTGCTGGGCGCTGCGCCAACTCAAGGTGGCGTGCCACCTATGCCGCCAGACATGGCGCAAGCGGTCGAGAACATGAAGAACGCAGACCCTGAGGCCAAGCAGCAGTTCATTGAGCAAGTGGCTCAGAAAATCCAATCGTCCGGGAAAGACCCTCAGATGATTAAGCAAGTCCTGGCGCAGTTTATGCAGGCGATGCAGTCATGATAGACCTGGGCATCCAGCACCACTTTTCCGAGCACGTCTATGCCAAGCAGATGCATCTGCCGAAAGACCATTTCGCCGTCTCGCACAAGCATGCATACAGCCACTTGAGCATCCTTGCGGGCGGTTCTGCGGTCGTCGAATGTGATGGCGTTGCAGAGACATATTTGGCGCCGGCATGCATTGAGATTCGCGCCGGCGTCGAGCACAAAATCACCGCCCTGTCCGATGTAACGTGGTTCTGCATTCACTCGACCGGCGAAACCGACATTAACAAGATTGACGAAGTCTTAATCGAGAAAAGCTGATGCAGAACTTCCTCAAGGTCGCAGAAGGGATAAACGTCCTTCCGTTGCAAATGGCCCTTGTCCGCCAGCCAGAGTTATTCGGGCGCCACGGCGCACGTGCGGAGGCATACGGGTCGCCTCACAGCCAGATGACGGACATATGGGTGCGCTACAACGCAATCGAAAACCTGCACAAGAACCCGGCGACGTTCAACGATGAGCACGATTCCGTCTGGTACCCGGAGGCCGCAGCAATCCCAGAGGCTCGGCAAATCGCGATGTCGATGATGGCGCACGTGGGCGGTGAGCGCCTTGGAGGCGTTTTGATTACGAAGATACCGCCCGGCGGCAAGATCGCCCCTCACGTGGATCGCGGGTGGCATGCAGAGTACTACGACAAGTACTACATCCCGATCCAGAATGACGATGGCGCAATCTTTGGCTTTGAAGATGGCGTGATAGCGCCGCGACTTGGGGACGCGTATTGGTTCTACAACGGCAACCCGCATTGGGTTGAGAACAATTCAACCCGGGATCGGATCGCGATGATCGTCTGTATCCGCACTTTTAAAGGAGCCTGATATGCCATGGGCAGCAGCAGCAGCGGTAGCAGGAGCCGCACTTTCGTACAAAGGTTCGAAGGACTCGGCCAAGGCGGCAACGGCCAACAATCAAGCGCAGATCGAGGCAAACCAAGTCGATCCACGCATCACCAACATGCTGTTCGGCAGCGGCACCAAGACGCTCAAGCCTGGTGTAGAAGCTAAGTGGTCCCACCTCTTCGGCATGGGCGGGGCTGACTCGCAGACGATGACCAACCCCGAATCGGATTACAGCACCGATAGCGGGCTGCTTGGCCGCTACACCGGGATGCTTGACACGCCGCAGAGCCATGGCATGAAGCAATACGGCCAGGCAAACGACAACTATGCCGGCAATTTCGCTGCTGGTGACTTGGAAGCTGCGCGCGCCGGCGCCATGGGCCTTCTGGCCGGGAACAAGGCGCCGGCCATGCAGGCGGCCAGTTCGCAAGGTGCGATGTCGGGAACCGCGCGGGTCAACGCGCCAGCGCAGAATAGCCTGGACCTGACCGGCTCCTACAAGAGCCTGATCGACGGCGATCCGGGCGCGAACCCGTTCCTGACCGGCGCCATCGGCAAGGGAATCAACCAGTCGAACAACGCTTTCGGCGCCATGCAGCGCGACAGTACCAAGAACCTACTGGAGAACATCATGCCCTCGATCCGTGGGGGCGCGCGCGTGTCGGGCAGCTACGGCAGCAACCGCGAGGCGCTGGCTCAGGGCAAGGCGCTCGAAGGCTTCGCCACCGAGCAGCAGCGCGCAATGTCGCAGTTCGGCCAGAACGCCACCGATGCGGCCGTATCGGCGCAAGCCGGAGCCTACGATACCGACATGAACCGCAGGCTGGCTGCCACCACTCAGCTAAGCGGCCAACAGTACGGCGTGGCTGGGCAGAACGCATCGCTGGCCCAGCAGTCCATGCTGGCGAACGCCGACCGCCAGCAGCAGAGCGGCCAGTTCAACGCCGGGCTGCTACAAGATGCTGCTAAGGCAAGCATGGGTTCGCAGCTCACCACGAACGCCCAGAATGCGCAGAACACGCAGACTGGCATTGGTGCGATTGGCGGCCTGCTGACCCAGACTGCGCAGGCCGCCGGCACGCAAGATCAGTACGATCTTAACAAGATGATCAATGTCAATCAGGGACTGCTACAGCCGTACCTGAACAAGAACGCCACGCCGACCCAGCTTATGCCGGTCTACAACAACTCGGGTGCGAGTGCGGTAGGCGGCGCGATGGCCGGACTGGGGATTGCGAACCAAATCAGCGGCATGTTCAAGGGCAGCGACTCTCCAAAATGGGGCTCTACCGGCGCGACCAACACGAACATGTGGCTCAACTAAGGACATATCATGGGCTTACTCGACCAATTCCGCATGAACGACGAACAGAATCAGGGGTTGCTGGCCGCTGCCGCCCAAGTGCTGCAAGGTGCCGGCGATCCAACCCGCCCGTTCGGCATGGGCCAGGCGCTGGGCGTCGGCATTTCGGCATTCCAGGGCGCCACTGAGCAGGCGAAGCGCCGCAAGCTTCAGGAAGATGAGGCGAAGCAGATGCGCCTGCTCACTGGCTTGAAGATCCGCGATGCTGAAAGCGACTTCAAGAACCAGGAGACGGCACGCGAAGAGGCTGAACGCCTGCGAAACTTCTATGTCAACTATGGCAAGGGCGGAGCCGCGCCAGTAACGCCCATGCCAGGCGGGCAGCCAGCGTCCGGCGTGTTCGGGTCGTTGATGGAGTCTGGCGGTGCGCTGCCACAGTCAGCTCCGCCCGCGCAGGCTGCGCCAGGTCCAAGCACCAAGCCGAACCCATTCCAGCAACATATGGAAATGGCACAGGCACTCCGACAGGCTGGACACCACGTGCAGGCCGATGCACACGAAGCGGCGGCGCTGAAATTCAAGCCAAAGTATTCGACCACGCCACAGCGGATGGTCGGACCAGATGGCAAGCTCGGCAACTATCAACTGTCTGAAGACGGCTCTGACCCGGTGAATGTCGGCTTGGGCGTGGCACCAGATATCAAGGAGGTTCGGCTGGGGAACCGCGTGCAAATGGTGGACTTCAACACCGCACAGGATGGGGCAAAATTCGACATTGGCATCGACCCTGGAACGATTTACAGCGGCGGCATCACTAAACGTGGACAAGACCTTGTGAGCGATCGTGCGCGCGAGGCGAACGTGATCGCGGCCCGCAACGGTTCCATTACGGGCGCCACCGGCTTGCGCAAGGAGTTCGACGACCTGCCGGAGGTCAAGAGCTACAAGAAGGCGCTGCCGGCCTTCAACGCCATCAAGGACGCGGCGACGCGCAACACCACCCAGTCTGACATCAACATCGTGTACGGGCTGGCCAAGCTCTACGACCCGGATAGCGTGGTGCGCGAGGGCGAGTACGCCACCGTGGCGAAGAGCCCGAATATCCCGGAAAAGGTCAAAGGCTGGGCGCAGTACCTGTCTGGCGGTGGACGACTTACGCCTACGGTCAAGGCTGAAATCCTTGCCGAGGCTCAGGGCCGAATTGGATCGTATGAGAGCGAGTACACAAAGGCGCGGACTGGGTTTGGCAACGTCGCCACTCGTACCGGCATGGACCCGGATTTGGTTCTGCCGACCGAATTCAAGCCAGCCGCTCGCGCAAACATCCCTGCCAAGGCGGTCAGCATGCTGAAAATGAGTCCGAAGCTGCGCGAGCAGTTCGATGAGAAATACGGTGCAGGCGCGGCAGCTTCGGTATTGGGGAAATGATGAGCAATCCATTTGATAAATTCGATGAGCCAAGCGGTAACCCGTTCGACAGGTTCGATGAGCCAGAAGGTCCGATCAAGCTGAAGCGCGGCGCGCCCTCGGGCGGCGATAGCACGATCAAGCGGACCCTTGCCGGGGCCGCGCTTGGCGTTTCAGACATCGGCAACACCGCGCTCAACGCGCTCGCATACCTGCCCGGCAAACTCTCGCCGGCTGTCGCGCAATGGAACCGCACCCGCAATGCTGACTTTGATTACCTGACCGAGCAGAACAAGGACTCGACGGCTTTCAAGGTGGGCCGCGTGGGCGGGAACATCGCCGCCACCTTGCCGGTGGGTGGAGCACTTGCAAGCGGCGCACGCGCTGTAGGCGCGGCACCTGCGGTCGTGGCGGCGCTGGCTAGTGGCGGAATGCGTGCTGGCGGCATGACAGGCCTGGGCGGGCTTGCAGTTCGTACTGCTGGAGGTGCTGCGACCGGCGCGGCCGGCGCGGGGCTGATCGATCCTAGCAACGCAGGATTGGGCGCGCTTTTCGGCGGTGCTCTACCTGGCGCGGCGCAGCTTGGCGGCAAGCTGGGCGGCGTCATTGCTGACGGTGTGGCCAGCGGATCCAAGCGCCTGATGCAGAGCGCCATCAAGCCGACCATTGCTCAACTCAAGAGCGGCGACGCTGCGACGGCTGTCGAGATGATGCTCAAGTATGGCGTCAATCCGACAAGAGGTGGCGTCAACAAACTGCGCGGCATGGTCGACAACCTCAACGACCTCCAACGATCACAAGGAGACTTGGAGCAAGGTGACCTGGCGCGCCGGCCTGCAGTACCAGATCACGCCACGCCAGATGGCCTACGCATCGGTATCGACCGGCTACAAGGCCGGCGGCTTCGCCGACAAGACCGACACCTGTAACTACAAGCTGTGCGCGGCCACCGGCCAGCGCGGCGAAGAGACCTTCCTGCCGTACGGTCCCGAGACCGTCATCAACTACGAGCTGGGCTACAAGGGC